GCTTACTGGTACAACACCGGGGACACCCTGGGCGGAGAGCTGGCCCTGACGGATGTGCCAGAGTGGGCGGGCCTGGAGCCGGAGGTGGTCATCCGCGGCGTGGACCGCCCCCTGTTCGGCGAACTGCGCATGCCGATGGCCAACACAGTGGACGAGACCAGCAAATTGCCGGTAAGCCTGTACGCCAGGGCTGTGGACACTATGGCGGAGCTGGACCGCATCTACAGCGAGTTTCTGTGGGAGATCCACACGGGCAAGCGCAAGCGCATCGTGGACCGGACGGCGATCAAGCCGGACAAGAGCGGCGGCGGGGTGCCCTTCAGGGACCAGACCACGGATCTTTACCTGTCCATGGATCTGACGGGCGATATGGGGCAGGGAGATCCCTTCCGGGACTACACCCCTGCCCTGCGGGTGGAAGAGTACCAGAAGGCCATCGACATACAGTGTCGGCTCTTGGAGCGGCAGACGGGTTTCTCCCCCGGCACCTTCTCTTTCGACCTCAAAAGCGGACGTATGACAGCCACGCAGGTGGTGAGCGACGACAAGGAGACCTACAATACCACCAAAGCCATCCAGGAGAACGGGCTGCGCCAGGGGCTGCTCGATCTGATGTACGCCTATGATATATACGCCACCCTCTACGGCCTTGCGCCGGCGGGGGCCTTTGACCCCTCGGTCTCCTTCGGAGATTCCATCTTTGAGGACACAGGGGTGGAGTTCGCCCGGCGTAAGGGTCTGGTGGACAGCGGATACCTCCGGCCGGAACTGCTGGTGGGCTGGTATTTCGGCGTCAGCGAACAGGAGGCCCGGGAGAAGTACATGCCGGAACCCCGCCCCATGCTGAGATTCCCGGAGGAGTGAGGCCATGATTTGCCCCTATATCTGCCACGTGATCCAGACCAACCAGAACCGCTATGAGTACGACGAGGAGGGACGCAACACCTTCCACGAGCACATCCTAGCGGAGCAGAAGGTGCCGCTTACCTGTGCCAGAGAGGACTGCGGCGCTTGGCGCGATGGCCGGTGCACCTATGGAGGTGGGACGGAATGCTGACACCCCGATACCTGGAGAGCGCGCCGGACGCTATGGTAGACCTCTACAGTGAGGTGGAGGCGGATATCCTGGCCGACATGGCCCGGCGGATTGCCAGATATGATTTTTTCATTCCGGCGGCGGAGCACCAACTGCGTGTCCTGGAGGAGATGGGTGCCGAACAGACGTACATCCTGCGCCGGCTGGCCGAACTCACCGGGCGAAGTGAGGCGGAGCTGCGCCAGCTCTTTGAGGTGTCCGGCGGGAAGGCCCTGGTCAGTGACCAGGCGGACTACCGGCGGGCGGGCCTGCATCCTCCGGCCCTCAACACGTCCCAGGAGCTCCAGCAGGTGCTCAGCGCAGGGCTTCGGCAGACCCAGGGCCTCTTTACCAACCTGACCCGCACCACGGCGCTGGACAGCGGGGAGCGGTTTCGGGCGGTGCTGGACCGGGCGTGGCTCCAGGTGAGCACCGGCGGATTCGACGCCAATACCGCCATACGGAACGCCATTAAGGAGCTGACCCGCCAGGGGCTGACGACCGTGGACTACGCTTCCGGCCGCACCATGTCCGTGGAGGCGGCAGTGCGGATGAATGTGGTAACTGGCGTTAATCAGACGGCCCTCCGGCTTCAGGATACCTTGGCCGACGAAATGGACAGCGACCTGGTGGAGACCACGGCCCACAGCGGGGCCCGCCCCTCTCATGCCAGGTGGCAGGGGCAGGTGTTCAGCCGCTCCGGCAAGTCCAAAAAGTACCCGGATTTCCGCCGGGCCACGGGCTACGGCACCGGGCCAGGGTTGGGGGGCTGGAATTGCCGGCACTCCTTCCACCCCTACTTTGATGGTATGGCCCGCACCTACGGGGCGAAGGAGCTGAAAAAGCTGGAGGCAAAATCCATCACCTACAACGGCGAGAAGCTGACCGAGTACGAGGCCAGCCAGCGCCAGAGGTATATAGAGCGGCAGATCCGCCGCTGGAAGCGGGAGCAGCAGGCCATGAAGTCCGCCGGGCAGCCCCAGGAGGAGGCCAAGGCGAAGCTGAAGGAATGGCGGGCACGCCAGACCGACCTTGTGGAACAGACCGGACTCAAACGCCAGTACGACCGCGAGCGGGCGGGCGGCTGAGACTCCGGTGTTCATATCCGCCCATCCCCGGCCGGGCTTAAAATGCCGGGACGCCCCGGCGCGGAGTGGCCGCGCGCTTATAAGGAAAATCGCGGGCGGGAAAGGAAATAGCATGAACTACGAGTATCTGAAGCCCTTCTTTGAGGGCGGCCCCCTGTCCTTTGAGCAGCTGACCGAGAAGCTGGACGCCGCTGACGGCGTGAAGCTGGCCAATCTGAAGGACGGCGGCTATGTGGGCAAGGACAAGTTTGACGCCCTGGAGGCCAGGGCGAACGGGCTCCAGGCCCAGCTCTCCGAGGCAAACGGCAAGCTGGAGGGCTACGACCCGGAGTGGAAGGCCAAGGCCCAGCAGATGCAGCAGGAGGCCAACCAGAAGGTAGAGGCCGTCCGGTTTGACTACGCGCTCAAGGCGGCCCTGACAGCGGCTAAAGCCAAGAACCCGGAGCTGGTGGCCAAGTCCATCAACCGGGACGCCCTCAAGCTGACTGACGCCGGCCTGGTGGGCCTGGAGGAGCAGCTAAAGGCGTTGAAGGAGTCTGACGGTTATCTGTTTGAGGGGGACAAGCCCGCCCCGGAGATCGTCAAGCCCGGCAGCCCGATCCGCCGAACCCCGGCAGGGGGCGGGGATCTGGATGACTTCTATGCAAACAACCCGTTCTACAAGAAAAAAGCGTAAAGGAGTATGAGAGATGTCTGTCACTTATAACGGTCTCCATGTGGACGAGCGGTATTCCGCCATCCTGGAGCCCAACCTGTATTTTAACCCGATTCTGGTGCCCGGTGTGACCTGCACCGACAAGTACGAGACTGGCCCCGCCGGCCAAATCTTCGTCCACCAGCTCAACACCAGCGCCGTGGAGGCTGGCACCCCCGGCCGGGACTTCACTGACGAGGTGGCCGCTGATACGCTGATCCCCATTCAGATCAACAACAACTTCCAGAAGTCCAAGAAGATCTATGGCGTCCAGGCCGCGGCGGTGAGCTTCGCGGCGGGCAACGAGTATCTGGCCACCGCTATCCAGGAGTGCCGGGAGGGCTGGATGCAGTGCGGCATCGCCTGTCTGGCCCAGGAGGGTAAGGCGGCCACTGCAACGGCGGCCATCACGGAGGATACCGTCAAGTCTGACCTGATCGACACCCGTACCGAGATCGTGAAGGACAAAGGCCGGGCCAACGTGGTCATGTGCACCCCGGAGTATTATGGCCTGGTGCTCAAGGCGGCAGGCAAGGATTTCACTCCCAGCACTAACGACCGTATCGCGGCCACCGGCAACGTGGGCCAGTGGTTGGGCTTCACCTTCGTGGAGGCCAATGGTGCCACCGGCAGCATCAAGTATTACGACCACACCGGTGCGCAGAAGACTGTGGACATGAGCAAGGTGCAGTATGTCATGTACTACCATGAGACCCTGTCCGTGGTGAGCAACTTCGAGGTGGCCCGCATCATCGACTCCGAGCGGTTCGCGGGCTCTCTGGCCCAGGTGGAGATGAATACCGGCTACCGGGTGACTAACTCCAAGTTGGCCCGGGTGCGCAAGGTGGCCGGCGCAGGTTAAGGAACAGGGGGGCGGACCATGCTGACCGCAGGATATGAATTTTATAGGGGGACCTATCACGGGGACAAGATCACCGCTGCGGAGTGGCCCGTACTCAGCCGGGATGCCGCCGCCTGCCTGGAGGAGCTGACCCTGGGCAGGACGGCGGCTGACCTGGCCCCGGAGCTGCTGGAGCGGTGCCAGATGGCGCTATGCGCCGTAGCTGAGGAGTACAAGGCCGAGCGAGAAGAGGGCGCTGGCGTTGTAGCGTCGGAAAGCGTGGGCTCCTGGTCCCGGACCTATGCACAGACGGCCAGCCCGGCGCAGAAACGGCGGGATGCCGCGTGGATGTGGCTGGGGAATACCGGCCTGCTGTACCGGGGAGGCGAATCGCTGTGTGGCCGCATACCGTAACAATCTGGCGCAGAGGCGCAGACGAAAGCTACACCGCAGAAGTGGTCACCGGCTGCTTGTGGGAGGACAGACGGGGTGAACAGCTTCGCAAGACCGGGGCCTCGGCGTCGAATGGCGTCAAGGTTTATATGCCCATCACCGCAGCCATTCAGGCCGGAGATTACGCGGCAAAGGGCGAAGGGTACGGGGCAGTGAGGACGGCCAAGGACATCGTGGCCTTGGGCGGCCTCCGGGTATCAGAGGCGGACCGCCTGGACTTCGGCAGGCTGTCCCATGTGGAGGCGGTGATGGAATGAGCTATAGCTTCCACTGGAATCCGCATTTCAAGCGGAAGAGGAAGGCAGGGCTGCAAAGAGCCCAGCGGGCTATAGATTCCAGTGTTCTCCGCTTTTCAGAGCCGTTTCTGCCATTCCAGTCCGGGGTGCTGCGTAACAGTGGAATCACTGGAACAGTGGTAGGTTCTGGACGGGTACAGTGGACGGCGCCCTACGCGCATTATCTGTACGAAGGCAGGGTTATGGGGCCGAACGTCCCGCTGCATGAGGGTGGACAGTTGGTGGGATTTTTCTCGCCGAAAGCCCCCAAAAAGTATACCGGGAAAAAGCTGCAATTCCATGGGGCCCCCAAGCGGGGGGCCAGATGGTTTGACCGCATGAAACGGGTACATACCGCCGACATTGTGGCGGAGGCAAATCGAGCTTATAGGGGAGGCAGGGTGCTGTGAGTATTTTGCAGGCACTTCAAGACTTTTTGGAGGGCTACGAGGGGATGGAGCTCCGTCCGCTGGGGGAAATTCTGACCGACCTGACCAGGGCGGCACCGCCCTCTTACTCCCTGGCCCCTGCGGGCGGTGGAACGGACACCCAGGATGTGGTTGGTAATCGTTACTATACCAGCCGATACCACTTCTTTGCCCTGGAGTGCGCAGGGGACGAGGCGGATCGGGCTGAAAACTACGACTTTCTGGAGTCCCTGGCGAGCTGGCTGGAGGATCAGGAAGATCAAGGGAACTATCCAGAATTGCCCGGACGTTATTCCGTGGAAGGGATCGCGGTTCAGTATGCCACGCTCTACGATGTTTCTCAGAACGGGGCGGGGCTGTATCAAGTACAAATCGAATTGACTATCAAGAAGGAGGTTGTACCAAATGGCTGACCCTACTATTACCGGAACCGGAGCGGTCAAACGCGCAGAGTTCAAGCTGTTTGCAGATGTGGGAGAGGCGGAATCCCCTGAGTGGGAGCTCCAGGGTGATCGCATTGAAGAGCTGTCGCTGGAGCTGAATCCCAACGTGGAAACGGTAACTGATGTGACCGGCGTTACCGCCACCACATTGGACAAGTACGAGGAGCAGACCAGCGTGGAACCCTACTACGCCAAGCGGGAAAGCAAGCTCTTTGCCTGGCTTTACAGCGTGGTACGGGACAAGAAAACCCTCACCGACGTGGAAAAGACCTTCTGCTGCGTAAACATCTTCGCCGAAAGCGAGGGGAAATACGACGCATGGACACAAAAGGCTATTGTAGCCGTCCAGTCCTACGGCGGCAGCACCAAGGGGCTACAGCTTCCATACAACATCCACTGGATTGGGGAGCGCACCTATGGCGCTGCGGCCATCACGGCCGGCAAGCTCACCTTTACCCCTGGATCGTCTGCGTTGGAGGGATAACATATGGACAGCCTGAACATCGCCGGGAAGGCGGTGCGTCTGTGTATCGACAACGACGAGAGTCGAGTCATTGAGTTCTATCCCACAGATGTGTCCTTTGCGGAAAACTTCTACGCCCTTGCGGCGGAGTTCGAGGAGCGCCAAAACGACATCAAAGCCCGCTCCGCCGCCATTGCGGAGGGAGACGGAAGCAAGTTGGAGAAATCGCGGGCGGAGCTGGCGCTTACCCGGGAGGCGTTCGCTTTTCTGAGAGAAGGAATTGACCGCACCTTTGGGCCTGGGACGGCGCAGACCGTATTTGGCAGCCGGGACAGCGTGGCAATGGCGGCCCGTTTCTTTCGCGGCGTGACGCCCTATATTCGGAAAGCGCGTCAGGGGGAGCTTGACCGCTATCTGAAGGAGCCGGCGGAGGACGTGATGGAATGAACCCCATGCTGACCCGTTTCCCCGAGTCGGTTCGCATTGACGGGGTACGCTATCCGCTGAATACGGATTTCCGGGTTGGGCTGCGTATCATGAGCGCCTATGAAGATCCTCAGTTGACTAGATTTGAGCGGCAAGTGGTGCTTTGCCGCCTGCTCTATCAGGAGCAGCCGTCGGATTTTACCCAGGCGGTCCGGGAGGGAGTTCGCTTCCTGGATGGCGGGGAACAGCCCAGGGAGACCGGCGGCAGGCGGCTTTACAGCTTTGACCAGGACGGGGCATACATCTATTCGGCAATCTTGCAGACCCACGGGATAGACCTTCAGACGGTAAAGATGCACTGGTGGAAGTTCCGTATGCTGTTTCTGGATCTCCACGAGGATACGACCTTCCAGCGTATGATCAGCTTGCGAAGCCGCCGCGAGAAGGGACTGCTGACCAAAGAGGAAAAGCGGCTCTGGCTGGACATGGCGGAGCTGCTGGAACTGCGGGAGGC